GGCGGTGCGGGAAGATAGTTTACACACTTCCATGACTTCCCCTTGACTGCATCCATAATGGTCTTTTTGCACACGCCGTATTCTGTTGCAAGGTCAATATATTTCGTGTGATACAAAAATCTCTTTTGCCTTGCCTCTTTTACCTTCTTCTTAGATAGTTTTGCATTTACATTTTCTTCGCCAGAGTGAGTAATGTTTCTTCCTTTTGCCTCTCTGTCAGCAATGTTTTCTTTTCTTGTACCAACAAAAAGATGTTCCGGGTTGATGCAACGCGGGTTATCACATTTGTGGCACACATCCATTCCGTCAGGGATTTCCCCATAATTCAGCATATAGGAAACTCGGTGTGCAGACTCAGATCTTCGTGTCCCATCAGTCCTGCTCCCGATAATCATTCTCCCGTACCCATTTCGTAAAGTTCCTTGCCATTCCCAGCAACCAGTGTATTCGTTGACCTTTATTTTTGAATATAGTCGTTCTTTAAACGGCATTGTCGGCTTTCCCTGTTTTCTTGCCTTGTAATCAGGGGAAATACTTTGCATTTTATTCATCCTCCTTTGGGCTTTTTGGAAGGGGCATCCAGTGGGTGACTTTACCCGCACCGGGCCCAATGTCCGTCATCCAGTTACCCCACAAAATCCAGCCTACAGACGTTCCAACGCGCTCACAACGCACGATAACCCTCTGTTTTTCCTCCGGCAGCCTCTCCTCCACGCTCACCCACTCGTTCGGCGGGGGGAGGGTGGGCGCATGAGTGATTATCCACATTGCCTGATTGAGCCCTTGGTTAAACCCGGATTCGAATTCACTCACTGGCGTTGGTTTGTGGTGCAAGTTGATGTCATTTAGTACCTGCACAGCGTCAATCGGTCGTACTGTCATTTTTCTTCCTCCCAAATTTACAGAAAAATTCTGAATCGTCAGGGCATGTGTGCTCCCACTTATTGCACCAATGTGCATATCCATCTTCATGGTGCACGCAGTCCTGGCAACACACTATCTCTGGCGGGGTGAGGGTGGGCACCAGCTTTACAGCGGCAATACACCTTTTGATTGTTTCTTCTTCGCATTCATCATCCAACATTGCTGCAAGCATAAGCCTTTCTAATTGGTATAGGACTTGTTCACGGTCAATCGGTGTTGCCATCTTTCAGCGCCTCCTCCGTCGTAATTATCTCAATTACCGGAACAACCTCAAAATTCCTGTCCCACGAAGAACATCCACTTCTAGCTTGCGCCTCGGAGCGATATGTCTTTACGGATACGTCTTTGATTTCGGGTATAGGGCGAAAGCTAAAATTCTTTGCAAGACCGCACCAGACTTCTGTTCGGTTGTTCCGCATGACAACATAACGTTTGCGCTCAATCCGCATCTTTCGGCGCCTCCCTCCATAGAGCCGCAGATATCTTTGTTATCCTAACCGTCCCTATATCTTCGATGCTGTCTTTAATTATTTTCCGCAAAATAGCACATAGCTCATTTTCAACCACGTTTTTTGCTTCGGAGAATGGCAAAAGGTAAGGGTCGTTTTCGTCAACAGAAATATCAATATCAACTTGGGCGGTAAACTTTCCTTTATACATCTTTCAGCGCCTCCATCCAATAAGCCCCATCTAGCTTGTCTTTTCGCAGACTTTTATAAAATGCGCAGATACTTGATTCTGTTTTGTTAAAATGCGCACTTGGGCAAGCATCCTCAAAAGCGCAAGTATCGCACAAATCAGCCATCTTTCAGCGCCTCCTTATCCATGCGTGGCTTCTCCCTTGTGGGGATTGCTCATGTGTGGAATCATAACCTCTACATTTACTGGTAATCTGTTGTGTGTGATAGTATCTGTATCAGGGTCATAAGAAAAATTTTTCATACTCCATCGCTGAACCTCTTTGAAAAAGGGATAATCCACTACAACGTCTTGCCCTATCAAAGCAATAAACTCAGGTTTGGTCATCTTTCAGCGCCCCCCATCTCGGATTTTGTCCACGATACCCACAATGGATATTAAACGCCTTCAGATAACAATCTTTACACAAATCCATTTGTAACGTATCGACATGTGGCGGTTCTGGATGACCCTCCGTCCATTCAAACTCTGTAACAACAGGTATTCTTTGGTTTATAAATCCACTAGTTGACGTTATTTCTGTTCCGCACATATCACAAAAATATTTTTCAGGTTGCTTCATACAGCGCCTCCAATCCATTTCCTTCAAACGGTCTATATTCAATTGGTTCTGGTTTCCCTTCCCAATGCCATCCACAGGATGGACAATCTTTGCAAGGGATGGGAGGGTATGTGCAAATCATAGTATTCATCAACTCAGCGCCACATTTAGGGCAAATCTCAATAATCATCTTTCAGCGCCTCCATCCTCTCCATCACCATCTCCACGGCCTCGTCCGTCATGGGAGCGCCGCACCAGGCGCAGAACGGCGTTTCCACATCCGGTGTGCGCCCACATTTGGTGCATCGGCACTGCACGTTTCCGGCTCCGAGGGGCGGGAGGTAGTGCTTCCACTCTCCCCGCATCCGCTCCACCTGCTCCCGGCTGACGGGGCGGAGGGCGGTGAGGGCAAGGTCAAGGGCTTCCAGCGTGTCTTCTGTCCCCGGCCACTTAGCCTCTGTATGTGCTAATCGCTCAATAATGGAAATCGCTTCTTCCCGCGTCATGCTCCACGCCCTCCCAATCAATCATCTGGCCGCACCGGTCACAAAAGTTCTTTTTCTGCTGGTTATGCTTGCGTCCAAATACGTCTACCTGCTCCCCGACAAACCAATCGCATACAGGACAGCACCAGGACGCACGTTTAATAATTCTTGTGTCCGCAGAACCGTCCGCATAGTCTGTATGCACCACGCTTTGCTTGACCCTCCAGACCGGTTTTTTCGCTTTCTCTCCGTCAGCGCGTGAACAGGTGTTCATGCCATGCACAGCTTCACAAATATTGTTGATGGTGTCGATCTTCCCGGCTGCGGCTTCCCATTCCTGTGAACCAATAGGCGCGTCCACACCCTCCCACGCCTTTTGCCGTTCCTTGTCAAAAATATCCCACAGCTTGTCAACGCTGATTACATCGCCACGATTAGCCATGATATTCCCAATCCTCCATTTCGTTGCTGAACTTGAAGGGACGGGTTTTCGGGTCTGATACCTTCCATCCCCCTGTGCATTCATACTGTTCTTCCAGCGGTTTGTTATAGTGTTCGTCCCTCACCCGGATTAACAACGATTTATCTTTTGCGACCGTGATGCTGTCCACATCGCACATCAGGTAATCAAAGAGTTCATCGTTCTGCTCCTCGTCAAGGAGTTCCCTGCGTGTTCCAAATCCTATAGGGATGTTCTGGTCATAGGCGTTTGTTACGTAACAACAGAACCTCTGCCAGTATCTTGTAGCACGCAAAATGTCGTATAAGGTCATTCCATCCCCTCCAGCATCTCCATCTCCTCCGCGCTATCAGGCCAAGGGAACCCAAAATCACTCCGCTTGATCTTGCATCTCGGTTCTCCGTCCTTCCAGAACACGATGCCTTCCATGTTGTGGGTGCGTAGATATTCCCGTATGCCCTCAAACGACCTCTCGACCTCAATCAACCAGCGCCCGTGTCGGTCTAAAATATCTTTGTCCATGTGGTACGGGTTCCCCTGGAAATGCGGTCCGATGGCCTCATATGTGCCATCAACCAGCAAATCTGCGGTGTTGTGGTATGCTTCCAGATACCACTTGTCCGCCGGGTTCCCCTCCTGGCACTCTACCCAGTGGGGCCAATGCCCAGTTACAGGGTCAGGATCGTGCTGGCAAGGAATGGCTCCCTCGGGAGGCTTCTTCCTCTTTTTGGCATCATAACGGCGGAATAAAACGCCGCCAAATACAGCGCAGCAAGATCCGTCAAGTTTCACCGTTGCGTATCCTTCGCCGTTCAATACCCACTCCATTCCGGGAGTGACAATTGGCTTAATGCCAACGACTTTGTGATTTTCGTATTCACGTTCGAACAGAGTAGGAATCTTTTTCATGTCGTTTCCTCCAATTTCTTCAATTCACTTTTGCTCAGAATCGGTGCGCGGGTGTTCCAGTATGCCACGGCATTTTTCTTTGTCTGGTGTGCGCACCCATAAGCTCCGCAATGGTGTTTCTTGCACGACACCGCATACACCGGCTTCCCACCCGTATGGATTTCCTGCAGCTCAGCTTCTCCACCACATCTCCAGCACGGCGCCAGCACCCCAGCATCCGTCAGCCGCTTCGCCGCCTCGTGGTCGCCCAAGAGGGCGAGTGTGATATCACTCATACTGTACCGCCTCCCCTCTCGTGATAAAGTGATGTATCCCTGGCGCACACTCGTTCCAGCGGTTAGTATCAAAATTGGGCACCTCAACTGTTTCGCCAACTCGATACACAAAATCGCTATCATAGTCGCTTGCCACGCTATCACCGCCGGGATTACCATCAACGTCGGTAATGCTGATAACTCGCGCTTTGCTTGCTCTGCACTTGCGGCTCGTTGCCGAGCTGCGCATTGCGTCAGCAGGTATTTCGAGCTCCACAATCAAACCGTGAGCTTTTTTGTAAGCTGTATATGCTCCCTTTTCGGGGCACTGCAACGGATAAAAAGCCGTGTATATGCTCCAGGTGATGCTGTCTATGTTTTTGGCACCGCACAGGTCGGCACCGCACAGGTTGGCACCGCACAGGTTGGCACCGCGCAGGTTGGCACCGCGCAGGTTGGCACCGCACAGGTCGGCAT